GGTCATATCGCCCCAGTCGATACTATCATTGTCTATAGTATCATTGCCTATCTGCTCTCCATCAATCAAGTCTGCACCATTGTCGATTCTATTCGCACCTAAAGTAAATGGGTCTCCTGTTGTTATGGTCAAGCCTAAATCGAATGTACCAAGAGCGTCCCAAGTTGCTGCATCTTCCTCGTTTACGAGAGTCTTGTCTGCTACCATAGTATTGAGTTCGACAAAAGTATTAAGGTCGGCACTTTGCAGGAAATCGGTCACATCGGCAAGGACGGCATATAGTCCGGCCTCGTTGGTAAGTTGAACCTCGTAAGTGGCAGATATATCGGGTATGTCCGCCGCCTCTAAAGCCCTGAAAGCCGGATTAGCGGCGGCACCATTGGATTCAAGGAATGTACCATTAATTCCAAGTGTTATTTCAGTAACGTCACCGGCTGCGTCGCTGTGCCACATCCGCCAAGCGGTTTCAAAGTCGAAATCTGCAAAAGTTACGTCCGAAAAGTCAATCGAATCATCGTCAATCGTATCGTCTTGTATATTCTCTCCGTTCAAAGCTGTTAATGCCGTTCCCACACCAGAAGCGATTACGCCGAGAATAGGCGTAACCAAGGTAGGTGATGTCGCAAAACATAAAAAACCTGTACCCGTCTCATCCGTCAGGATTGCAAGTAATTCAGCAGATGTATCTATCAGATCGAAAAGACTCAATGCTGGAATCTTACGCGATAAAGGTACTCCAGCAGGATCGTCCACTACATAAAGAATATCAGTACCCGTAATAGCCGCTAACTCTGCCAAGTCCTGCAATTCGGTATCTACGGCCTGAACGGTTGCAGATAAGAACAATAAAAGTATAAGTAATAGCTTTTTCATGGTCGTATCAGTAAGAAACTGGCTCCATCATCTAATAAAAGTTTACTGGCTCCGTCATCCAACAAAAGTACATCGGTAATCGCCCACGCACTTAATGCGGCTCGTTTCCAAGAATTATTAGCTATGCAAACATAAAGATAATCACTATCCCAGGTTATCGTTCCAAGAGTTCCCGTAGCACCTATGTGAGCTGGCGTATAAGAACCGACACCTATTAACAGACCGTCCTTTGCGTCAAGACCGGCATAAACCACCGTTATTAAAATAGTTGCTATTACAAGTAATATTAAAACTAATCTTTTCACTCTGTCGCTGCCCCCTTTGCTACGTATGCACCTGCTTCCCTTCTTTCCATATTCCAGTTATTTCCTGAGCGGCCGATTCTCCACGAGCCATCTGTATCCTTGCCACCGAAGTAAATCCAGCCATCCTCGGCAACTTGTATCATCGCCGTATCCTGCCATAACAACCTGTATGCCCTGTCAAGCTCCTCGGTCATTAGACGGAAATGCTCTTTTATATCTTCCAGCTTATTCGACTTAAGCGCTTCGGGCATCGGTAACGACAATGACTTTTTAGAAATCATCTATATCCGTCCATTTCAAACTCCCGGAAGAACATTCCAAGAAACTCCATAGGGCCTTCGCTCTCTATCTTAAAATAAAATATTCTTGCTCTTATATCGAAGGGAACGTGGATTATTTTTATCTCCGGCAAGTCTGCATCCCAAAGAGTTAAATCAAAACCTAATACTTGCCAGCTTCTTTCGGTATCTCTTTTGACATAAAGCGAGGCATAGCCGGAGGATTTTCTATTAAACATCAGGTCAACACCATTGTTTACTCTTTTGAAAATGTGAGGCGATTTCTGAAGCGTTAGAGTTGTTGAAAAAATCAAATTGCACGTAAAATCGCTGGTATTGTCTTTATCGGAACGGTGTAAATCAAACGTATTCCCATAATGGTCAGAACATATATCTAACGGAAAACCTAAAATGTTCCTTGGGGTATCGTATATTAACCAATCCGCACCCCAATCATCGTAAGTAGCATAAGGCAGGGTATCGTAAGTAAAGACTTCCTGCTGTGTGAAATCGCCGAAGGCCCTTATTGCAAAATTGTAAATATAACTTTTCCCGCTATTGGGATGGAAAGCTACTACAATCTCATTATCGTTGCTGTCAGCGGTCGGTATCGCCCACCATATCTCCTCGTATTCATCAATGTAAGTTGCCTGGATAAATTCAGCCACCGCAGCATTTATACCTCTTATGGTTATGTCAACCGCCGTACTGATAGGTTGTGGTGTCTGTATCTCACGAATAGTAAAGTCGGAAGCTATCCAGTACAATCTTCCCGCCTTATCGTTCACAAGTGAATCAGCCGAAAAGTTCCCTACCTTGAGCGCATATTCGTCCCACTCAAATACGGTATCCGCCGTTACTACCCAACTCCTATACATACTATCCTGTTTTGCTATAACAAGATCGTATCCATGCCTTGCAAAACCCATCAATGTCCCGGGTGAGTTAGTGAAATCCTTGGCACCGGCATCGCCAGCGCCGTTCTGGTCAAAATCTATAGAAGCACCCTCGGTAGCAAGTGAAGCCCATCTCTCTCGTTGTGGGTAAACTGTTCCCGCCTCAGTGGTATATCCTAAAATCAGGTATCTCTCGTAAGAAGTGATGTGCTTTGCCTTGGTCAGCCTGTTGGCCGTACCCTCGTAGTCTATACCGTCGGCATTATCAAGGGCCGCAAAAGCATTCGCTGCACTATCGTCAATGTTCCACCACAACACAAAATCAGAGTTGTTCGTAGCCACTACGTTTCTTAGATGGTCTTTAATCTCCCATCTTTTGACATTGGCCGGGTTAAGATTAGTCCATTTGACTGCCAAAGACCTGTCCGCTTGAAGCCATAGTAAAATATGGTATTTAGTACCCAAGAGTAAATGTTCCACTCCTGTATTTTGTTTTACGTGCCGATGATATTTTATGACAGGGGTGGCGCCGACGTGGACATATCCTTTCGTGACTCCTGTGGCTAATAAGACTTCGGTAGTTACTATCGTAGCAACAGTCGGTAAGTTGGCCACTGTGAATGTTATATTGTTACCCGCCGTTGTCCCACCGTTTATTCTTATGGTAGCGCCGACCGTTAAGGCCGTTGCACCCGCCGAATGGTCTCCGATAATCGTAATAGTCCTCGTCCCGGTAACTATGCCGGATATTTCGTAAACATCGGTTGGGGCTTTTATCATTACCTGCTCACTATCGTACAATTCAGGGAGCCTGCCCCTTAATCTTTCGTAACGGCCATAGCGCTCATGTACGTTCTCCGAACCCTTTGCCATAAAAGCCTCGGATAGAAGAACGCTGGGTGTATTCTCAGCTATTCCTAACTTCGGTGATATAATGGCGTAATCAGGCATTTAGTGTCTTATCCTATCAATAACGCTACGACCTTTGCATAACCGGTGAGAGAATAAACTCTTGTTTGGCTACTATTTACATATTCTCGAACCGATGTATTGCCGCTGGTCATCTTAATATTTGTTGCATCAACATCTACCACTCTTATATTGCGTTGTACCCCATCACTATCCCCGCCACACTGAACAACGTCACCGCTACCATCCGCAGTATTAGATACCCATAACTGAATGATGGAAGGTATTGCACCCAATCCATGTGCTTTTGTGTATGTAGTGTTTCTTGTAACAGCAAACCATCCGCTATCGTATTTGGTAATAGTGGCCTGCTTTGTAGCATCTTTGTCATCCACATATTTCTTATTGGCAATCTGTGCATCGGCAGCAGGAGCGGCACTTGTCGCCATTTTTGAACCATTGCCCAAAGTAGCTATTCCCGAAACACCAAGAGTTCCCGCAACGCCAAGAGTACCTGCTACAACAATATTCCCCGTAGCCGCATCTACGGTAAACTTATTAGTATTTAGAATAAGGTCTCCGGTAATGGCGACATTCCCTACAAGTGTCGAAGCTCCTGCGTTTGTGATATTGGTACAGGTAATGTCCTTATGCTTGCCGACATCAGCACCGGATACCTCTGTCCCAGTAAGGCCAAAGTTATGCTCTACTTCTAATCTTTCCTGAAGTCCTCCCTTGATTTCCCGCATCCTGTCGTCTGCTTCTGCGGGGTTGTCAATAGAGCCGTCCGGCGTAGTAATGTCGTAAGTATATGACCAAGCCATTTTTATCCCCTTACTATATGAGGTTGAAATACTGTTGAATCAATTCGCTTCTGTTTGGCGTCCTGATAGACCGTCCCCCATAGCTGTATCATTCTGTCCCTGCCTTTTTCCAATGCCACCTTAAAAGTAGCACCTGCATAAATGGTGTTCCTGAAAATGTCGCCAAACTCGATATTATCTACGTCCTGCGGATGGTTTTTGTAATACTCTACAAGTGCAGTAAAATCCTGACCAGGCGGACGCCAGAAATAAAACTTGCCGTTAAAATGACTGAAATATCTTGGTATGCCGGTCGCATCGTCATTATGCCGCAACTCCTGGTATTGCCTGTGTCCCTGCGGCAGTTTTATCAGTGGCTCCTGCTTTGAATTGCTTGCGTTAATATTTAAGGAAATCGCAATCATAGACCTAAAGCCGACAGGTTCGTCAAGTGTAAGGTCTCCGTTTGAAATAATCGGGCCTATATGCAAAGTGCCATCGGTCGCTATTGTCAATGGGAGTGTCGTGGTTATGGTAGTTGTCGGCGCCACGTATGTTATATTTGATATTACCCACGTTGTATTATTGGCGGCAACGGAGCAGCCGCTTATTCTTATCGTATCGCCAACAGCGGCTATCGGAGTGACATCACCGGTTGCAAGAATATCGGTTGCCGTAATTGAAGATATGGTGTAATCGCCGCCGTTAGCCCTGACAAGCAAATCCTCTTCGGATAAATCGTCCAGAATCTCCTGAATCTGGGTGTCAATATCCGTCTCTGCCGTTTGAAGCCTCAAGTTTACCCTGGTTAAGATGTTTGCTTTCAGTATGCTCATAATGACTCTCAAATAATAGGCGCCCGGGGGCGGTAAAGCCCCCAAGCACCGAGTTTTCTCCTTAGAAAAACGTCAATACTGCAATCCACATTCCCAGCTTTGAAGGTAAGTCAGTTCAGCCGCGTTCGTATGGTGCAGGAAAAAGATAAACGGAACAACCACATCGCCGGTATCAAAAGTAAATGCCTGCGTTGCGGTCGGGGCGACACCGTCTATTGTGTACGTTACGGCACCAGTGACATCTACAAAAATACCAAGTTCAACTGCCGTAGTGTCCGCCCAGTCATCGGTCGTATCATCTGTGGCATCACCGGCATCGTTAAGTGCAGTCTCGATATAAATATCACCGGCTTGGTTTTTCAATACCGCATAATCCGTATAATCGTTTATGGCACCCTGGAAAGCCTCTACCTGCCGGAAACCGACACATAAATCATCAGTGCCGTCCGTGTCGGTAATGTAAATCTTGACCTTCAGATAGAAAGCATCCGTGTCGATTATAAATGCCTGCCTTGACCCACCCGTTGCTGCTCTACCTAAGATATTAGGCGTAATCTCTATGCCTTCATCAGCAACGTCATCCATTGATATATCGAAACCGCCCGCTCTTAGCACCGGACCTAACTCAGTCTGACCAGCACCTAAGATGTGGTAGAAAAACGATGCTGTCGGAAACATCATCACATTCTCTTCGCCGGTTTCGCCTACGGGGACGCCACCATAAGTAAGAACAGTGTCCTCGCCATAGCTGGCCAATATCGGCTCGTCCTCAAACAGGCAGTAAGTAACGTTCATATTAACCGCACCTTGAACATCAATAATGCCCCGGTTGGAAGCGGTTAAAGTTATAGCATCCGCCACGTCAGCTTCGGTCGTGGTAAAAATCATCGACCCGCCGGTATTCGTGACCATAAAGTCCTGACCTGCGGCACCCGCTATGTCAATTGTCATATCGTCACCGGTATCGATGTCAATTCCGCCAGTTGCGTTAATGTCTATACCATCTACGGTAGTATCCGTAGAGGTAATAACGATTTGACCGGCAGCATTGGTAGTGGCGATAACGATAGCCGCGTTCGCGGCTTCTGTAGAGGTTAGGTTGATGGCCGTATTGGATAATAGGTCTATATCCTCACCAGCAGCAGCTCCAGCAACGGTAATGTCGATACCACCGGCAGAGGTAATCAGACTGATAGCATCGGCTCCCGTACCAGCCGAGAGTAAGTGAATACTTGCATCATGAGCACCGGCTTGGGTGATTGCAAAATCATCGTCATCAGCAGCGGCAGTCAAGACCATATCAATATTGTCAACAGCGGTCAGGTCTAAACCACCGCCGACTGATTGAATCGTGATACCATCTGCAGCGGCCTCGTTAGCAGAAATAATTATACTACCTGCCGTAGATTCTAAGGTAAGGTCGTCATCAACGCTGAAATTGCCCGCAGCCGTGCCGTCAATAGTAACTATCCCAGACGTTCCACTTCCGATGTTGATAGCCCCGGTTGTCGTGCCTGTGCCAATATTGGTTATATTAGCAGCAGAATTATTATTGATGCTGACAGGAGCGCCGTCTATTGTTGCAGTACCCCCAGTCCAGGCAAACGACGGAACACCTTCGTCAATCGTTAGACCCCCACCACCAATACCACCGACGTAAACGTGAAAATCCCACTGCGTAGCTGCGAGAGTGGAGCCTATGTTAAATATGTTACCATCAGCAGCAGGTATCCATTGCAATATATCAGTGGCATTTACCCACGACAATACACCATCATTTCCTGTGCCCACCGAAATCGACTGGTTATCAAGGACACTAAGGCTCGCAGCAGTGCCAATATAATTCTCGAACCAGGGAAACTGGGTATCAAGCTCGTTTAGACTATCAAGCGTCAAATACTTGGTGCCATCGGTTACTGTGACTTTATAATCCGGGGCACGTTGAAACCATCGAACAGTTCCAGCCGCCTGGTCAAACGTAGAGTTGGTTGAAACGGTCGTAATCGGGTTGACCATAGTCACTTTACCTGCCCTGTCTGCATAAATCGTCGGAGATGTACCCGCCCCGGAATCATATACCGTAATAGACGTAATACTCGTTACGGCTCGTCCGAACTCATCTACAAAAGCTATCTGATGCTGACGATAGGGCTGTGCCATAGCAGGACAGGTAAAGAGCGCTATAATCATTAAAGTAAATAATATTTTTCTCATAATGTTTCACCTTTCTTAATTAAAGGGTTAATGTTTATGCTTCCTCGACAGCAGTATCTATCGCCCATACACCCAAAGCAGGCTGTACGTTATTCGCGGCCTGGGCTACGCCCGGGTCACGGAAATGGGTTTTCGAGACGCCATAGATAGCATCGGTAGCAGTACCAGGCTTTCTATTGTAGTCGAAGTTTTTCTCAAGACGTTTCCAGGGCTGTCCCCAACCGATTACACCGGCCTGGGCGCCTAAGAGTAAACCCCTCGCTATCCGGTAAGTTCCAGCCACTATGTTAGCGTGCATCGCATCGCCGTTCTCGAATACCTCACCGGCAACGCGGGTCTCAATACGTTCGGATTCCAACAGGATAACATCGTCATAGACACCAACGATACCGTTGAACATCCTTTCCTGACCCGTCCCGTCTCTTGTAAAGAGAGGATTGGCAAGGCCGCGAATATTGGCGTTTGTCTGAATCAGTGTCCAGCCCGCATTACCAGTCTCTTCCCGCAGAGCCTTAATCTGAAGTGGATGCGCCAGAATAACGTAGTAATGCTTACCGCCGATAGGAATGGGTTTGAACTTCGGGAAAGCTAACTGCGCCCTGGTTTTGAGGATGCTGATGACCTTCGTGCCGAACAAATAATTGATTGGGTCTGCAGCACCAACGTCACCAATCGCCAAATCGGTCACTTCCTCAATGACCGTACCTGCGGCATTCTGACCGCCACACCACCGGCGACTGGCGGTTATGGCCTTTTCGTTCACGGTCAGGATCGCCGAAGTGCCTTCGCCTACGTAGGTATTCTGATTGCCGAGTCCCGATAGTCCCCATATTAAGTCATTTTCTACCTGCTCGGCACTCCAGCGGCCAATAGCATAAGCCGCCTTTGTACGAATCTTGATGGCGGAACGTTTATCCGTCATCTTACCGGCACTTCTTACGCCGTGGTTCCGCTCGTGGATAGTAACAGGGAAGTTAAAGAAGGTCATAGCTTCTTCGTTGCCTTCAATGTCGCTATCGTCAGTACCACCGGCGTTGGATAACGGTATATCAAGCTCGAGGATAACCTGGTCGCCCGGGCGCCCCTGTAACGTCCGGTCGATAACGATAGGCATTGAATTGTCATCGCTCATCAATGCTGACAACTGCATATTCTCAAGCATTATGCTGAATACTGTTTGAGGCCATGCCTTTTGTGTCAGCTGATTGGCATTAAGAATGCTTGTTCTTGGCATAATGTTTCACCTTTCTGGCGAAACCAAGAACCATACACTCATCATCCAAAAATAAAATTAGTTAATCTCTGGTTGTGTGTATCTGTCTCAGCTTCACCCGTAATTTCATCTTCGCCCTCTAAAATTAGGGCGTCGATGTCTGTTGGTTTCTTTGGTTCTTTGGGTTTTGGTTCTTTGGGTTTTGGCTGAGGTTTACTTCTCATAGCGTTTTGAAGGAGTTTAGTGTCCTCGTTGTTAGCTTCAAGAATGGCTTGTTTGCAGAGTTCATAGGTCTTCCGTACTCCGGCAGGAATGCCGTCCCTATGACTGATGAGCTCGATTTTATACAGGTCTGCTTTGTCGAGGTAATTTTTACCCAACTCAACTATAGACCTGAAATCAAGACCACTGCCCACTTTTTCAGGCGATAAATCGCCCGACTGCAAGTCTTTGATAGACTTGTTCATAGCGGTTATGGCCCGCTCTTCCTCTGTTTTGGCCGTATTATCAGCTACTTGCTTGTCATCAAACGCTTTCTGCTGACGATAGAGTTGACCGTCCATAGCGAATCCTACAAGGTTGCCGTATTGCTCAATATAGGCAGCCTCAGCGATTTCGAGTGGTGATTTCGGCTCTCCCGGGGCCTGAATAGACTTCCGGGCGACTAATTCGCCTTCTAACCTTGCTTTTTCAAGCTCAAGGTCCCGGTTCTTACGCCTAAAGTCACCAATCACGCTGTCCTTCGCCACTAACTGCTGTTCTGTTTCAGACAGTTCGGGTTCAGGCTCAGGGGTCTCTTCGGGCTTTGTTTCGTCCTTTACGGACTCCTCAGCCGGTAGAGACTCTTCCTCTGTAGCATCCAAAGCCTCTTGAGCAATAACTTCAGGCGTCTCTTGCTCTTCACCTGTCGTTAATGCGTCAAGCTCTTCGCTACTCATACCGTCAGGCATTGAAGTAATCTCAGTTTTATCCATAACAATCTCCTTTTTTCCGGCTGAGAGGCCGTATCCCGTTTCATTCAAACGGTCAGAAAACGGTTTTATACCCAGTTCCGCTAACTGGTAACTGCCTGTTTCGCAGGCATTACGAAGCTCATTTCGCCCATCAGAGCTATTAGGTATCCCACTTTGCCGCTGTGTGGTGCAGTTCAATTATATATAAAAAACCCTCGCAAACGGGTTCTGTCCCATCTGTGAGGGTCGCCTTGTCTGGTCTGATACCTCGATTTACTTAGTTTTTATCAGGACGCCACTTATCGTCCGCTCTCACGCCTTTCAACTCTCCTTGAACAAAATCAAATATAACCGAACCTTTAGACTTCGGGAACAAAGAAGCTACTTCCTTACCAATTTCGTTTAACCGTAATCTGCGTTTTTGTTCTTCCATCGACTATTCGTCTAAGTCCATCCCATCGAGGATTTCGAGGGGGGTCTTTTTCTTCTTATTGCCGGGTACGAATGGCAACGTCCCGTTCATAGTGAGCTTGTTCCACGACTTCGGGTTATTGACAATCATATTATACTCTTCCGTCCAGGCCGCGATATTAGCCTGGGTGTAAGTATTGGCCCGAGTACGTGACTTTACCGCCTTGAATCTGCCAACGAGCAATTCTCTTCGCTTATCAATAGGTTTCTTCTTGGCGTCCAGATTTGCCTGGTCCACTCTGACCTTTAATCTTTTGTCAGCCAGTTTATCTTGCCTGGTCCTCTCTTTTTCTGCAATATCCGGGTCAGGTGTTTTGCCTCTGACAGTAAAACCGGACATTGATACTTTCGACCTGGTGATACCAAGGGCTTTGGCCTCGGCCAATAGCTTTTCGTCCACTGTCTCAGCTTTGTCCTCTACCACCTTTGGGTCAACATCTTTTTCTTTAGCCATTTTCAGTCCTCGTTAATTTAGGGTTATGATGTTATGTTCGGGCAAAATCAACTTGCTCTTCTTTTTATGGTCGCTCGGCTTGCCAGGTATCCAGACGAATAACTTGTCTCCCTCTCTTAGAAAGCTTACCAACGCCTTCTTGGGTAAATTCTTGAAAGCGTTAAGGTCAAAGCACATTCTGCTGCCCGGGTATAGCTTCTGGTTCTGCTTGACCAAAAGGTAGAACATTGCATAAACGTCTTTTAATGTTACTTCCGCGCCTTCGATATTTAGCTCTGGTTCACTCATCAAAGTTTTAGTCATCCTTAAAATAGATTAGGGTCAAGTGGTTCGTGCATCTTCTCAAGTCGCTCTGTTCTTTCCATATAAATACGAATTATGTTAATAAGACGGCCTTCTTGGTCTAATACCTGTTCAAATAACTTCGCAAGCTCGCATAATGGCTCGTTGGGCTCGTTGGGTGTCGTCAGAGTTAAATCACCGCCAGTAATATCAAAAGTTAAATCTGGTTCGTTTGGTTTGGCTATAACACCATCTTTTAACAAAGCTTCTTTTATTTCGGAATCAGTGCCTATATAAATTTTATTAAACTCTTCAAAATCATCACTTATCATTGAAATATGTATAGAAGTAATTGGTTCGGGCGGCTCGTTAGGTTCGGGCGGCTTTTTCTTTTCAATTACAATGTCGAAATCATCGCCCTCATAGAGATATATCCTGTCGCTATCTGCAAAATTTGGCTCCTCTAATAAGGCAATCTCTAAGAACACGATATTGCCCCAATCAATATTTTCATTCGGGCCAAAGGCTTCTATGGTTATATCTGTAATCATGTCATTTGCCTCGACCTCATCTTTGCACCCACATACAGCGTAAGACAGCAATACTAATACTACGCAGGTTATAAGTCGCTCAATCGTTTTATTTTTCATCGTGCTGCTCCCAGTGCCGGTACTTCCTCGGCGATTATTTCTTCCTTGTCCGTAATGTCTGAAATCTCAATCAGCTTCTTGCGCGATATTCCCGGCCTGCCGCCCTCGATTAACTGCTTATCGAGCTCCAATGCCTCATAACGCCTCATCATTCTTACAGTCGGCGCCATTGGTGAGGTATCGACCTTAATACCGTAGCGACCCTGCTGTACCTTTCTAAGCAGTTTCAGGATGATTTCCTTGGCTAACGGTACGGCCGCCTGTTCCACCTGCTCTACGAACTGCTGGAATAACATCATTTCATCCCGGAATGAATCTAACATCTGGGCCTGCATTTCAACGGATGCGTTACGCACCCTTATCGGGTTCGGGGCCTGAGGCTGCTGGGGTATTTGTCCGCCCTGCTGACGTATCTGATTTATAATAATTCCTTTGGCCTGGTCTAAAATCTTGTCATCCAGCAAATCCTCTTCGTCTATGATCGCCATTATCTCGTCATTTGAGAATATGTCGTTATTGCGTATCATCTCTACTATTACCCTGGCGGCTAAAATGTTGGTCTGGTTCCAGTTCCTAAAGATAATGCCCTTGGTCCTCGCCCCTCGCATTTCGTCAACCTGCTTGGCTATTCCTGATTCCGGCCTTTGAGTTTTCGGGACCTGTAATTGTACCTGCGAAATATCTCGCATATTCTGCTTACTGATTTCCACTATTCTCTCATGCCCTACCGGATATTTGGTTTCCTCAATCTTTTCGACCTTATCACCGTATTTGCTCATGTCAATTACAAGGCCATCTTCGCCGCCGTGGTCTTCAAGCCATTCTTGGGTCCTTTGGGTTGCCTTGGCTACCTTCCAGCCTGAATTTGCCAGTTTCTTGAGAAGGTTCGTCAAAGATGAAAAGAAGTAATTGATGAGCTTCTGCGGACCTATTAGGTTCTCGACCGGTGGGTACTCGTATCCGTGGTCGAAATACGGGGCAAATCTTACTATCGTGTATAGATTCATACCGTCATAAATGTCCTCGATATGCTCTAACAAAATATCACCTAACATTGTGGTCTTGTTAAGTATGGGAACCGTCAGCGGCTTATCGTAATGGTCTTTTTCAATTACCCTTATATTCTCGTTCTCCTCGGCCAAGCGATTCGCTTCCTTAATATCCTTAGGGTCGGTCAAGGCAAGATAATTCAGCGGGTCGTCAAGCCTCTGGACATATACCCCTTTCTTCCATTCCTTCCACCAGCATATTGATAAGCGATAGTTGTTTGTCTGCTTTGTAACATTGCCCATCAACTCCTCTTCTGAGACATTGTGCTCGTCGTGCTGGCGATAGTCGTCTTCCAAATGCAGGTTAGGCCCGCCCCCGAACATCCTGCCCATTATCCCTGAAAAACGGCCCCAAAGACCCCGTGATATTGGGTCGTAATTTGCGCTTTTAAGCTCCTTGCCGGGATATTGCGCCTCCATCTTGCCCTTGTCTTCCCATTCGTCCACCCAGATATATTTTGCGCCACCCTGCTCGGCATTGTAATCGTAGGTCTTGCACGTGGGGTCAGGCAAGACCATGAAGGGGTCGAGCTCCTTTATAACTAAATCTCCGTTCAAAGGGTCGTTATTGTAAACTTTGTCGATATAAAGAAAACCCCTGGCAATCGAAACGCCCGACTCAAAACTCCTCGAAGCCTCCTCTCGCCCCATAGACTTGTCCATTACATTCTTAGCGAGTGCGGTTAATATCTCAGCAATGACCTGAGTGCCGCCCTTGACGTTGCGTACTTTGTAATCCAACGGGTTCTCCTCTTGGGTTCCGGCAATGTCGAGGATAATCGGTAAAATTTCGTTGACCGTCAAAGAGAACTTCCCGTGGGCCTCATTGAAACTTATATCGTCCTCATCCCATTGCTTTCCTATCTTGTACCGTTCGTTTTCGGTCATGCGGGTAAATGCTGCCTTGTTCCCATCCTCTGCCTCGGAACGGAATTTGAGCATCAAAACCTTGAGCTCCTCTTTCTTCTCGTGTGTTAGTTTAACTTGCTTTGCCATTTGCTCTATTTAACCCGTGGTCTGGAGGTCTTTTATGCTCACCATTATCCAATGCCTTTTGAGACAAAATTGACATTATCGAATTTAACCTTACTATAAGAGAATAAAGGATTTTGTTTGATTCTGGGTACTATCTTCATCGTAGACTGAACAACAGGAAAGCTCGGTACTGTACTAATAGATATCACAGATTTCAAGAATGTCCTGCGCTTCATTTCTATCCTTTAATCCAGCTAAACATCCTGGCTGATTACCAAGTATTTTAGTTAAAGCCACATTCTCAAGCATATAATCAAATATTGTTTTAGCCCATAAATTAGTAATAGGATTTTTGGCTGAAAATAGCAATTCGGGCATTGATTTAACTGCTGGTAATCCCGGCATTGCTATTACGGCTATACAAGATTTCAAGAATGTTCTACGCTTCATTTCACTACCGCCAGTATATCCTCATCATCGACAATGACTATTTTGCTTTCGGTTTGGGTAACGTGGTAATCTGTGAAGAATACTATATCGCCTTTCTTCACCGACATTTCACGCCGCGAACCGTCCATATTGAAAGCGCCCGGACCAACAGCGGTAACAGTACCAAAATTCGATTCTTCCTTTGCTTTGTCAGGTAGAATAATCCCGCCCTTGCTTGTTTTCTTTTTCTCCTCGCGGATTATCGCTACCCGGTCAAGTGTTGGTGTTAGTTTCAACTTGTCATCCTTTCTGCCCTATCTAAGCCATCCTCATCGGGCTCTTAGGCCTGCGTGCCTCGCGCTTTCTTTCCCTGTAATCAATCATCGCTTCATCGTAACGGTCCAAAGCGTCATTTCTTACGGGGTCAACATATTGTAAACCCCACTGGCCATAAATCCAGCACAATCCCTTATCCGGTGAGCAGCCGATGGCCTTTTTTACATCATCATTGGAAATCATAATCATCTTGCCGTTGCGGGCCACCTTGTACCTCGATAATGCCACTAACTGCCGCTTGGTCTCGGTATCAACAACAGATTCGACTCTACATCTCCGCACCAGAGTAGCAGCATAAGCCACAGCCTCGGCCTTCTTGTTGTAATACAATTCTCCAACAATTTTCCTGTCCGACAAAGCTGAATTGAAGTATTGAACATCATAATTCGCAACATCAACAGCTAAACCGTCTGCAACGCCTTTCCCGTTACCGATACAGTCAACAATGAAGTTCTTGGTATCTATCTGCTCGGCCATTAGCTTGGCCTCAAAGACAACCTCGCTTGTTAATGTCCAATGAATGTCCTTATGGTCAAGCTCCCGGCCATTCTCGAAAGCCTTAATCGAGCATAAATCGCCACCGAAGGCCGGGTCTATGGCTACGATCCTGCGTATTTCCCTTATCGTGTCCCTGTATATCCCCCATTCAATCGTGTCCAATCGCGCCAACATCGCCGAGGTAATTAAAGTCCTCTCCTCGTCTGTTACCCGGCGGCATAACATCTCCTGGTCGTACTCTTCCTGGGTGATTAAGCCTTGCTTTACTTCGTCGAGCATCTTGTCGAGCTCGTCCCTGCTAATGATATTGGATTCGTCGGCAGTCAAGCGGCTCGCAAACCAGCCTTCTTTGCACTTATCAGCCTTGCCTCTTGTCGGTAGTTTGGCCTCGTCTGCAACGCAGGCCGCGTTATTGAACATCATTGTCGCATGATTACAACCTTTCGGCGTGTAGAGGAACATCGCCCACCTGTCCCTTGATTCAGGGGTTTTCTTGGGACCGGCAATAATAGGCCGGAAAATCTGAGTCCACGTCTCCGGCTTGTGCAACGCCCATTCGTCCAGCCCTACACCATCGGCATCAATGCCTCGCAGAGCATCAGGATTATCGCTACCCCCGATTTTTAACATTGAACCATTCGCAAACTTTATGAGCATTTTCTGCTCGTTCGGCTTCCAATCCATCTCCGCTTTGTCCGGCAACGCATCCCAGAGCATTGTGGGGTCGTCCCATACTACCTCTCGCGCCCATACCTGGGTGGGTGCAATATAAACATACTTTGACTTTGCATACTGGCAACATTCCCGAATCATTAAGTTTATTAGCAGAGTGGTCTTATGTGCCCGCCTGTGCCATTCAAGAATAAAAAAACGTACCACCTGTACCACAGTGTCAAACACCTTGAGAAATTGCCTCTCGTGCAGTCCTAACCTACTCAGGAATAATCTATTTGGTATCATCAGTGATATTCTTGAAGTCCACTATGGTCATAGGAATTGGTCCGCCATCAATCCCACTTATCTCCGTTTTGTTCGGGAAATCCATCTCACTCTTTCCTAATAGCTCGGACGCTCGCAACCTATCTCTCATAGATTGGTTTTTATCTTTCATTATTTCAGACCAGAATTTCTGCCTCTCCTGCCTGGAAGCTATCATCGTAGGTCTGATTTCATTGTCTATGCGATTGTGAATGGCTGTTAAAATGTTAGATTTTGTTAGCAACTGGCGAGCGTAACCATAGGAGATTTTTGCTTTCTTGGCAGCCTTCTTAGCATCGCCATCATAGCAATCTACAAATCTTTGTTGTTTGGCTGTTATTGGTCTTTTATTCATTCACAAGCCTTCCTAAGCCATTTTAAGTTGTGTTTGTGCCATCCTTCCAGCGTCCAGATACAGCCTTGTTTGTCGCCTCTTAGGTCTGTAGTATAAACCTCAATTTTATTCAAGAGAGTCAAGACTACTTTAATAGCACCATCTACTTGCTCGAAGATTATCTGGTTTGAGCTTTTAACTGCACATCCTGTATTTATTGGCTCTGGGCCTGCTGTTGGCTCATATTCCAGTGTTTCAAGCTCTTTTGTGTTCATTTTATGTTCCGTCTATTTCAGGCGAGATTATTGTTTTACAATACGCACAACATGGACATTTCCAGTATTCTTCATATTCTATCTGGCTGCTAAATACCAGTTCCTCATTACAAAACGGGCATTTCTTTTTTTTGCTCATTTCTTTCTTTTTCCCGCTTAATCAAGGCCTTCATTCTGTCCTCGTGACCATCTATGTTATGGCTCATCGGTAATATAGGCTTGTAAATGTCTATTCGCTCTGTTTTGAGCCGTTTTATATTATCCATTTATTTCCTGTCTTATGCTGTCCATAGGCTCAGGCCATCCATTAGGTAAACAATCAGGACAAGGCTCCCAATCTACACCTGGACAATCTTTGCGTGGCTCAAGAACATTTCCTGTATCTCCGCAAGTTTCACATTCTTTGTGCATTTGGTCTTCAGAGAATAATTGTGGCTCAGGCTCGTTAAGCCAAGGATTCTGTTTATGTATTTTTTTGAGCCATTCCTGTCTATTTGAATCGTCTATTCTTGGCTCAAGCTCGCCTAAATGCTTATTTTTCAATGCCAAAAATTCTTCAATATCCTTTTTAGGCACGTTTGTACCTATAATTCGCCACTTCCAGCCTTTTTTGAAACTCTTAGCTCCAAGTAGCTTTATTTGCCTTAAACTCCAACCTTGGTTTATACTTGCGCCAGCTTTAATTATATCATTAGTTAATATCATAATTTCTTGCAGGTAATA